CTACCGCCCCCTGGAATAGCATCAATGCGCCCGAAGGGAACAATTGACCAGCACAGGCCACGATAGGAACTCCCTTGACGATGTGCATGACACCAGTCAAAGGCGTTAAATTGCTAAAGAATTGAAATGTGTTGGCTGTATCGGCAGCAGTTATGCAATAATTCACCACCCTAATCTTTCTGCCTGGAACAGCAGGGATAAGGGTGGTGGTTCCATCGTCACTAATTATGATTGCCACACTGTACATCAAACACTCCTAAATCGGCTTGCCCGTTGGTACGGTCCACCAGCCATCTGGCGTGTTTTCTGTAAAGTGGCCAGCTTGGTGGTCAGGGTATCAAGGTACTCAGCCCATGATACCAACTGACCGTCCACATTGTAACTAGGCTTTGGGTCAACCGTGATTTGAGCAATCAGACCTGATATGTTCAGGATCGCCGTATCAAGGTTTTGAACTACCGTTGGCATCAGTAATCTCCTTGAGATCAACCGGCCTGCTGGCATGTAACCCAACCCGGCTACGGTATTCAGACCGGGCCTCTTCACGGGTATAGGCTTTGATCAAGAGGCGGGGGAGGCCGTTTGAAGCAGCCTCCCAGCCTTTAAGAACCAGTTGCTTAACAGGAACCGTACTCATTATTAGCTCGCAGTGTTCTTGAGGGTGTGCCAAGGTGACCACACCGAAGGAATACCACGCTCATGAGCGAAGTAGGTCGCAATGATGCCCTTATCGAGCATTTCGTACTGATTCGAGGTCGCTGGGACCACGGCCAGAGGGTAGTTCTGCATGTAGCGGAAGCTCTTGCCAGCTTCCATCATGAACCACAGGCCATCGGCATTGTCCTGGTTCAGGTTCAAGCCGTCCGCAGCCAAGGCACGCTGCTCAAACAACGGGCTGGTGAGAACCTTGAAGTTACCAGAGTAAGGGTTGCCAGGGGTGCTGGAGATGTTCAGCGTGGTCGCCGTGGACTGGTTGCCCGATGGCGCAGTACGACGATCAGCAACGGTTGAACCCAAGATCAGGTTCATGGTCGCCAACTTGCTTGGGTTTACCAAAACAGTGTTGGGGTTGAGCAGCAAACGCTTGCCCGTATGTGGGTCTTCCATACGCATGAACTGCAACACGTCCGTCTGGATCGATGTCCAGTCCAAGAGAGGGTTGACGATGCTGTTGGTGTAGCCCAAGGTCTTCGACGTGACGTAGGTGTTGTACGCCGTGCCGTTGTACTTGAAGCTGTTGGTCACGCCAATGATGGTGTCGATGACCCGCAGCTCCTTGCGGTACGCCAATTCCTCGCCCACGCTGGCCGCCATCTGGAGAATCTGGCCGGTCAGGTCGAAGAACACGGTTTCCTTCAGCACATCCACCGCCAGGGCGTTCTCGACGGTTTCGGGGGTTTCCACCCACCGCTCATTGAACTGCGCGCGGGCGTGGGGCATTCCAGGCTTGCGGATTTCGGCTTTGTCACCAATGTGGTTGACGCCGATAATCTTCTGCCCGTTCAGCTTGGTGGGCTCAGCCGGGCACAGCCGGTCAGCGATCAGGGCGGGATTCTGGAAGGCTTCCAGAATCTTCACCTCGACCAGGCCACCCACCACGCTCGTGAAGGTGTTGATGTTGGCGAAAGCCGTCGGGTCGATGCCGATGCCAGTGCTTTCCAGCAGGGCGCGGGTATCGCCGGGATTGGTGGCTTCCAGGATGGCCTTGGCCTGCGCGAACTTGTTCAGCCCGGAAGATTCCGGGTTGAACAGGCTGCGCCAGCTGGGCCCGATAATGCCTTCAGCCAACTCGGCCAGGCTGAACTGCTCGGGACGCAGCTTCGCGTCCTTGCGGATGCGGTTGCCAGCATAGTCCCGGTTGTCGTTGCCGTTGGCGTCGCACAGGCCCAGGCCGTGCTTCATTTCCACCAAGAAGCGCCAGCGCCCGTTGGACTGCTGGGCGCGGCTCTCGAAAAGGCTGCGAATCTTCAATGGGTTCATGGTCAGAATTCCTTTCGTTGGCTTGGGTTGGTTTAGAACACCTGCCGGGCGGCCTTGCCGTACAGCCGGC